AGCAATCGCCCCCCCCGCAAGGTCGCCCACATAATCTCGAATGATTTTCTCAATCAATCGCACGGGCTTTTGGGTTGGATGAATTGCTTTTTCGGTTTCGCCTGTTTTAATAAATCCTGCCCACGGGAACTCGTAACATTTCGCCACTTTATCGAATGAAGTCCAAGCCAATTCGCCGTCGGCGAAGTTCGGCACGACCGTGTGTTTATTCCAAAATATGAAGCCCCGTCCACCGAATTTCCAAAGTATCGGGAAATAATTTCCCCCGAAAACAATTTGATTTTTAGAAACTCGAATCATTTCCAAGAAAAATTCATCGCTTGGCGTTTGGTTATCCCAAGACTTTTTCGTCATTTTTGAATGAGAATGAGGGCTTGAAGAATAACTTATTCCGTAAGGAGGATCGGTCAAGATTAAATCAATACATTTGTCGGGCAATTTCTTTAATATTTCAAAAGAATCGCCGAGCGTGATTTTATTTTTCAAACTCTCTAACATTACATCAAATCCCTAAACAATCTCATTTGTGCTTGAACTTCTTGAAGGCGTTTTACTGAATCGTCATAGTGTTTCAAATTCTTTTCAACGCTAACAAAAGGGATCCCCAAATTATAACAAGCAATCGCCACGCTTCCCGAACCCGAGAAAAAGTCGGCGACAATTCCTTTTGATTCCCTGTCGTAATAATCCCTCAAAATTCTCTCCAATAATTTAACCGGCTTTTGGGTTGGATGAATCCGATGTTCTTTATTCTTCATATCTTCTTGAATCATTCCGTTCCAAGTGAAAGAATATTTTCGGATTGCCGTTGTAAACGAAGTCCAAGCCAACTCGCAATCGGCATAATTGCCCGTGTTGTTTTTATCCCAAACAATCCAACAAGGGGAATTTTTGCCGATATTCTCGACCATAAAATTTCCCCCGAAAATAATTTGATTTTTAGAAACTCGGAACATTTCATCAAAGTAAACTTTGTCGGGGATTTTATCGTCCCAATCGCTTTTCCCGTAATCTTTGACGATGCCTTTATTCGAACTCCCGATCGTTCCCCTTCTCGACATCTTTTCCCCGTAAGGAGGATCGGTCAAGATTAAATCAATACATTTGTCGGGAAGTTGCTTCATTATATCCAAGCAATCTGCATGCGTTATTTTGTTTAAATAATTTTCAATCATAAAAAGAACAATCTTTGTTGTGCCTGTGCGTTTTCTAATCTTTCGGAACTTAATTTATAAAAATTTTCGTCCCGTTCAACGGCGATAAAATCCAAGCCGAGATTATGACAAGCAACGGCAGTTGTTCCCGAACCCGAGAAAAAATCTGCTATTAGCAATCGCCCCCCCCCGCAAGGTCGCCCAAGTAATCTCGAAGAATCATTTCGAAAAGTTTCAAGGGTTTTTGGGTTGGATGAATTTTTTCCGTTGCTTTTGTGTTGCCGTCAATATTTCCGTAATATGGGTATTTGTAACGCTTCGCAGGTTTATTATACGAAGTCCAAGCCAATTCGCCGTCGGCGAAACAATCCATAAAAGAGTTGGACGGTTGGCATTTATCCCAAAATATAAAACCTTTTCCACCGAATTTCCAAAGTATCGGGAAATAATTTCCTCCGAAAACGATTTGATTTTTAGAAACTCGAATCATTTCCAAGAAAAATTCATCGCTTGGCGTTTCTGAATCCCATTCCTCGGAAGCCCTTGGCAATTTATGACCGTTTCTTCCGAGTTGCATTGAGTTCGCCTTAATCCCGTAAGGAGGATCGGTCAAAATTAAATCAATACATTTGTCAGGGATTTGTTTCAATATTTCGAACGAATCCCCGAGCGTAATTTTATTTTTTAAAGTTTCTAACATTAAGCCACCATTGAAAGATTTTCAAATAGGAGTATTACCCCCCCCCCGAAATAACTCTCTTGTTTTGGGTTGAGGTATTCAAAAATTAAATTTTTCGGAAGAATATCTCGGCAGAAATAAGCCGAAGCGAAATGATTTCCGAATTTGATTTCTTCGAGTTCGTTGTTTGTGTAAAAACAAGCCCTTTTGTCAAAACCCAAATATTCAAGCCCGTTTTTAATAAACAAATCGGTTCGCTTGATTGATTGCAACGCATTTTGTGGAAGCAATACGGCGAACGGTTTTCCGATTTCGTAAAGTTTTTCCAAGATTTCGTCTTTTAAACTGAATGGAGGGTTCGAAACAATACAATCGAATTTTATACTTTTCGGATCTATTTCGAAGAAATTTCCTCCGTTTTCAATATGGGTATGAATTACTTTGAAGCCGTTTTCTTTCAAAATCCTTACATATAAACTATGTTCCAAATCAAAAGGGCACCATATTGTTTCAAAGTTTTTCGCTTTCAAATATTTTACAATCGGCTCAACGACATATCTTGGCGTTAAACATTCGTCCGATTCGGCGTTTCTTCCACTTGTTAAATATCCCTTATTCATCGGCATTTTATATCTTCTCCGTTTTTATTGGGCTAACAATTTTCAAGCCTGCATCTTCCGATTCGTCGATATATCTCGGAACTTGGGAATAATCATCAATCGCCTTGTAATAAACCCAAGGGATTCTTTTTGAATGTTTTCCTTCAAGTTTTGGCTTGAATGGATCGGGAAGGTCGATTAAATTATAAGAATCGCTTCGGCGATTAAATATTTCGTCGGCTTTCTTTCCTCGAACGATTTTTGTTTCGTCCCAATCTTGAAACCGTCCCGTCGCTTTGGCGTAAAATAAAAAACGAATAACCCAATGTTTACAGTTCGGGCAATAGCCAACAAGCAATAATTCTTTTTTAATCTCTCTTCCGTCTGATAATTTTTTCTTGAAGAATTTTTCGCCGGATTTTAATTTATAACAATCAATGTATTTATAAGTTTTCGAACAAGTTTTTACTTCATAACTACAACAATCTAAAATTAAAATGCCCTTCATCTTCAATCCTCTTTGCGTAAGCGGGAATTTCGAAAGAACTCATTCCCGTTTGTTTTGCGATTTTGATTGAGGGCGTTTGTGTTTATTTAAAGGAGGTTCAATTTTATGAAAAAAATCGCAGTTTTACCAAGATTACGCTTCGCCCTCAAATATCGCAACGGGAACAAAGACAAGGAGTCCCGTCCCCGTTTGACTCGGTATCGTTCCCGATTGAACTAACCTATCAACACAAACCACAATAAACGAATTTTTTTTAAAAAACAGTTGTAAAATAGCACCTATTTTAAAAACCCACAAAAAAGCATGCCCCGTCTGCGTTTGGCATGCCTGTTTGTATTTTTTTATTCATTTTTAAAATTCTTTCATTTTCGGTGCTTTTGCAGATTCCGTCTGCTTTTTTTGGTAGTTGTCATTTGACAACTATCCAACAATTTTAAAATTTCTTGCATCGAATGTGAGAGTTTTGAAAGTTTTCGATGCAAATAAGCACGGGCGATTCCGACTTTCGAATTAACCCCAAATTCGTCCCGTAACTCTTCGAATGTTGCTCGGATTGTTGAAATTGAATAATTTGTTTTCAAGGCGATTTCATCCGTTGGAACATCTTGTAACATCAATTTAATAATTTCTTCCTTCGCTTCTTTGCTTACGCCCATATATGCCCCCTTTTGGTTCGATTTTTAACTTATAAACCTCGCCAATCGATTCTGCATACAATATGGCGTTTTCTTCATTTTGTTTCCTTAATGTTGAAAACATAATTTCTTTATCCCCGACGAAAAGTAATAACATATAACTTTCTTCGGGTTTAATATCGTAGTAAATCCCGTCGTCCCTTAATGTATCGAAAAAGGTTAAATCGGGAAAGTTTTTTAATAACATTTCGCCCAATATTCCTTGAATTACCATAACCAAGCGAGCATGCTTCTGATTATGTAATTTCGGATAATTATTATCGAAGCGAATTTCCTTTAATTCTTTTGACATTATTCCTCCTTTTCTTCCGTTTTTTCGTTTCGATTGTTGTAACCATTTTTTAAAGAATCAAACTTTTCGATGTAAAATTGTTCCATTTTTGAAAGAAATTCTTTGTTTTTGTTTTTGGGAAACACTTCAAGAACTGAAAATTCAAAATCCGTAATCGAAGCGTTTTCAACTCTTTGAATCCAATTCTTGTAATGTTCCCACCACCTCAAAGTAAATGCCCGAATTGTTTGTCCGATATAGTTTTTATTATTCTTTCGGTCGTAAATCCTGTAAATTACGGGAAAACTATCGTGCCAATCCGAACTTATAAAAACTTCTTCGTCCTCTTGTTTTTGCTTTTGTGTTGCTTGCTCATAACAAGCCCGACAACAATATTCCCCGTAATATTCAGTTGTTGCAGGAGTCCAAACCATTCCGCAAAATAAACATTTTCTCGGTTTAAAGAACTCTCTTAAATATTCACGATCGGGCGTTATTTCCAAAACCGAAAGAAGAACATCATCGCCCTTTTTTATTTCTCGATCCAAAATATCTCTTTTAATTATTTCTCGGGCTTCCTTGGAAGATTTCGCTTCAACAATCCCCTTTAAGGTTGCTCGACTCCAAAAATCGCCCGAATAAAATTCCCCGTCGTGAAATTCTTTAACTTTTAATTGGTAATAAAAACTTTTCATTTTTCCTCTTAATTAACCGAAACTTCTTCTTTTACATTGATTAAATTTCCGATTTGATTTCCGTATTCTTGAACAACTTGAACGGGAAGAAAACCGATAATCCAACGCATGAACGGGATATTTTTCGAAGCATACATTTTCAAAACTTCGATTTCGTCGTCGATCGCCAAAGCGATTTCTTTTCCCGAATCGATGAAATGTTGAATCCGAACGGCTTTACTTTCGGCAGGGCTTGAAACATCGTTGTTCGGGCGTGAACTGATTGTAAATTCTTTCCCGAAAATAAGCCCCGTTTTCTTTTGAATAAAATTTATTGTTTCAACTTCAATCAATTCGCTTCGAGCCGTTAAGAAATGGATGCGATAACCTCCCGAACCTTTGAAACAAAGAAATTTATACAAAGATAAATCGATATTATTTTTATCGGCGTTCGCTAATCGATTAAAGATGTCGAAGCCTTCTTCTTTTGAAACATTCAAAGCCCGAATAACATCCCAAATCCAAGCCGAATCAATCAAGCACCCGTCAAGGTCGCAAATTATATATTTTGGTTTTATTTCCTGTTTTGTCATAATACTTCCCCTATAATTGCCCCGAGAAAAAATCCAATCAAAGTCCCCAAAAGAAAGAAGAACGCAGGCTCGCTTTGGGTATTTTCAAGAAGTTTTGAATATTTTTCTTGAAGTTGTTCAATATATTCGCTCAACCCTTCGTTTATCAATTTCAATTCTTCGACTTTTTTCGATTTTTTTCGCTTATTTTTTGCCATTGTTTTTCCTTTTGTTAAACTGTTAAATCTTCCATTTCTTTTTCGATTTCTTGGATTTTTCCTTTAATAACACTTTTTATCGTGTTTAAAATTTCTTTTTGCCATTTTTCGCCGTCAATATCCCAAGAATAGGCATAACACATTCCGGCGAATGTTTTTGGGTTTCCGTCGTTGTTCTCGTTTTTCTTTGCCTTGAAATCAATTTTCAAAATCCCGATGTTTTCTTCGGGATTTTCGAGCATGCGTTCAACCTCGTTTAATTTTTCTTCGAGATTTTCTTTACAGTTGCACAAATAACAAAATTTCTCGGCATCGATTGTTCTAATTGTTTTTGTTGGTTCCATTTTTGTTTCTCCTTATTTTTTACGGTTTATTTTTCTGCATGCTTTTGAGATTTTATTTCTTTTTCGATTTTTGGCTTTTTGATTTTCTCGCCTGTTTTGTTCCGAAATCTGAAATTCAATCGGGTTCGAAATTTTCTTTTTCATTCTCTCGATTTTTGCCAATCTTCTTTCGGTTCTCGCTTCTTCTTTTCTTTTTTCTTCGAGTTCCATTTGTCTTTGGCTCTCTTTTTCTTCCATTAACATTTTTTCGCTTTTCATTTTTAATCCTCCTTTATTTCAATTTCCAAATTTAATTCTTTCATCGCCCATTCGTCGGACTCGTCGATTTTCTGAATGTCGGGAATATAAACCCCGTCCGAGTTCCAAAATCCGACATCGACATTTTGTTCCTTTGCCTTCCGACGGTTTAATTCGGCGATTATATATTCAAAAAGTGAAGTCAAATCTTCATCGCTCAAACTTTTTATGTAAGATTTCAAAGTTTTATAAACTGCCATTAACTAACCTCCCCCGAACGCTATACACAAAGACAAGCCCCCGAGATAAAGCGTTGCGATCAACATAACCAAGGCGAACAACATTGTTCGCCATAAATGAGAAGAAGCCGCTTCCTGCAGAAGCCACCCGAAGCCCCAAGCAAGAATAAAACAAATTATTGAAGCGAATATCATTCCGAAGTTTATCATTATTTATCCTCCTTCTTTGTTTTCAATAATTCCCAACGGCGATTAAAAGAAATTCTCAATTCTTTGTCCTCAATAGATTCGCATGCCGATTTAAAAACCTGTTCCGATAACAAGGCGAACGAATATTTTTCGGCGATGAATTTTTTACACTCCCAAATTTTGAGCCATTTAAGAAATTCATTCTTCGAATTAACAAAAACATTCCAAGCCTTTAAAACTCCACTTACACAAAGAAAAAGCGAAGTTAAAAAGCCCAAGAATATACATAAATAAAAATAACTTTCGGTCAATCTTGCAATCATTTTAAAAATATCCATTTTTCCCCCTTATATTTCCTTTTCCAATACTTCCAAAATTTTTCTTAAAACGCTTAATTGTCGGTTTACTTCGTTTAATTGCCAACTTGTTAAATCCTCGAAATCGTGTTTTTGTTGTAACTTGTCGATTCTTCTTTGAATTTTTAAACATTCATTCTGCAGGATTTCATTTTCCCTTGGATCTTCGAAGCCTTTTTTCTTTCCCACGGTTTCCGTATCGATAAACCTTTTACAATACTTACATTGAATTAACATTATTCTTCGTCCTCCCCGTAATCGAAGTCCTCTTCCTCGGTTTCCCAACCATTACAAAACACCAAGCAGGAAATTATGGCGATGAGGAACACAAAACACACAAACAAACCCATTTCCATTATTCTTCCTCCTTGTTTGTTTTTTCGTTTTTAAACAAAATAATTTCGCCTTGTTTACACATCGGAACTTCAATTTTAATTGTTGGAGAAACTGAATCTTGAATTTTTTCGCATAAAACTTCCATTATGTGAGAATAGATTTTCCCGATTTTATACCCTCCGAACATTTCGCCCAAAATTTCCCAATCATTAACACGAACGCTCGAAATAAAAGCGAAAGAAACTTCGTCCAAATTCAACGGTTGGGGTTTTTCGGCTTCGGCGTGTAAGCGTTCCAAGTTTTTCGCCTGTATATTACATTTTTTAATTTTTTCGTTTAAGTTTGTTAAATGCTCGCTCATAAAATCTTTTTTACTGTTCATCGCTTCTCCTTTTGTTTTTCTTGTATTTTCCGAATTTTATTAACTTAATTTTGTTTTTTACTGCCGAAATACTTCTCGTCGGAATCATTTCGGCGACTTGGCGAATGGTTTTCGTTGAATAATTCTTGTAAACGATTTCCAATTCTTCGCTCGTCCACTTCTCCCCGTGCTTTCTCTCCTCCGTTCTACCCATTAAGCCACCACCTCGCTTTCGTTCTTCAAAAATTTAAAAATTTACTACTTTTAAACCCTTTTCCATTATTTCAAATCCTCGAACATTTCTTTTATTTGTTCATAGCAACAACAACCGTTGCATTTACCATTTGCCAAACACTTTTCCTCGCAAAAGAAGGAATCTTCTCCGAAAATTTCCTCCAAAACTTCGAGGATTTTTTCGACTTTTTCCATTATCGAACCTCCGAAGCATCTTTAATCTTTTGACCGTGTAAAGCGATTGACATAACATCTTTTTTAAAATCTTTTCCACCCGAAGCCCCAACGCCGAGATACATTTTTCGGATCCCCGAAGATTTCCATTCGACTTCAACGATTCCAAGTTGAGCCGGCAAGTTTGGAATTGTAAACCAAGCATGCGAAATTAAAACAAATTCGCCAAAATCCATTCCATTTCCCGAATTTAATTCATAAGGGAAGAACGGCTTTTGTTTTAAATTGTTCAATTCTCTTTGTAAATTGCGATTTTGTGTAACAACTTCTTCGTGATTTCTTAATGACATTTGAATTGAATGTAATTTTTTAATAATTTCTTCATCTTCCAAATATTCGGGATTTCTTGGATCGTCGATGTCAGAAATCAAGTCATACATCTTTTGAGCAACGCTTGTTGAAATAATTGTTTGAACTGCTTTTGTCATTTTTCCTCCTATTTTTTAATCTTGGTAACTTTCTCAACTGCTTTCTTTTTGTTTTTTACGATTCCACCTTCAACACATTTGAAATCTGCTTTCGGAATGAAAAACTGTATTCCATAACCTTTAAAATGGAGGAACCTTCCGTTCCGAACGGCTTTTAATTTCGAAATTGTGTAAACATATCGTTGTTGATGTCGAACTTTTCTCTCGATTGTATGAATTTGAATTAAGTCCGAATCTCTCAAATACTTAAAAATCTCGTAAGAAATCCCGAAACATTCGTCCATTTGTCTTTTTTCGTCTTTGTGGAACTCGTGAATTTCCGTGTTTACATTTGTTTTTCTTAAAATAATTCGGTTTGTATCGATGTCATATAATAGAACGCCGATGCATTGTTTTTCGGCGTATTTTGGAGAAGAAAACCAACTTCCCTCCGAAATCAATCTTTCAAGAAAAATGCTCGCCGAAAGATGATTCCATTCTTGGGATAAACGGAACTCTTTGTAAGTTTTCTTGCAAATATGACTCGCCAACTGTTGAGCAGGCGAAAAATAATAGGAACGCCCGTCGATAATAACATCGGGATTAAAATTCAAATTTTCTTCCTCGTAAGCATTTATTACGAGATTGTCGAGTTCTTCGATTACTAATTGATTTCTTTCTTCTTCGCTTAAATTCACGCTCTAAACCTCCTGTTTTGATGTGTAAAATTGACGATTTTTGAATTTGCGATCAATCTTGAAACGATCGCTTCCCCGTAAAATTTTTCGTCGAGTTCTTCAAGAGAATGATTCGCCGAAATGATTGTCGGCAGTTTCTTCTCGGTTCGACTATTAACAAGCCCGTAAAAGATTTCCCGAACATAGTCGCTCGGCTTTACTTTGTCGATGTCGTCCAAAAATAAAAACTCGGTTTCTTCGTATGGCTTAATAATATCTTTCACGCTTTTTTCATTGTTTTTAAAAGAATCGGTTATTTTTTGCCATAAAGTAACGGCGTTTGCGTATTTGCAAGAAAAGAAATATTCACTCGCCAAAGCGTTACATAAAATCGACATCAACATCGATTTTCCCGTTCCATAATTGCCGAGAAGAATTAAATTCATGCCCGTTAAAAAACTTTGAACGGCTTGATTGTAGTATTCGGAAACAATTTTAAAACCTTTTTTCTCGGAGTCGCTTTCGATTAAATAATCTTCGAACCCCATTCCTTCGAAAATTTCGGGCGTTGTAAATTTGTTCAAATAAAATCCTTGGGCTTCCTTGAATGATGAAGAAACGGAAATCAAATCGTTAAGTTTGCCAATTTTGGCGAACGCTTTTTTATAAAGAGGATTTTTCTTTTTCGCTTCTTTACATTCGCACCATTCGTTCGAGTTCAACTCGCTTCCACAAAAAGAACATTTCCTGTTTTGGGTTCTTTGTCCCAAAATTTCAATAATTTCATTTTTAAATTTTTGAATAATCTCTTCCAAAACTACTTCCTCAAAATTTTGTTATCCGTAACATTTTGAATATTTGCCGCCATTGTTTACGGTTATTGGTTCTTCTTTTATTTCCTGTTTGTTGTAATTACCTTCGAAAACCTTTACGGAATTTGTTTTATTTTTCAAAATCCAATCAAAAGAGAAGAAACTGCTTTTTCGGATGAAAAGCGATTTTTCGGCGTTGCGAAAAACAACTTCCCAAAAATCTTTCGAAGCGTGTTCTTTTAGTCTTTTAATGGCTTTGGCTTTTCTTTCTTCGTTGAACTCTCTCGGTTGTGGATAATGAATACAAATTGATTTATACAATTTGAATAAATCTTCTCCCGTAAAAACGGATTCATCCGTTTTTATAAGAGTAAGTTGGTTTTCTTTATTTAGTTTATTTAATTCATTATTAGTATTTAGTTGTTCGGGATTCTCCGTTACGGTTGAACCGTTACGGCACAACTGCATCGGATTTACCGTTACGGAAAATCCGTCACGGTCGGAACACCGTATCGGAAAATCCGTTACGGTTGGAACCTTATTAAACAAAGGGTTGTCGCTTGGGTTTTCGTAAAAGGTATAAAAGCGAGCAAAAGTTCCTTTTATCCTGCTACTTTCAATGCTTAAAAATCCAAATTTCTCCAATTCATTTAGAGCCTTTGTAACGCTATCTCGACCGTCGCTTGATAATGTAACAAGCCCTGCGATTGAATAATCCCAATCATCGGGAAGCGATAAACAAACTGCAAGCAATCCCTTCGCTTTAAGCGACATTTCTTTCGTTCTTAAACAAGCGTTATGAATTGTTGTAAAATTGCCATTCTTCACGACACGGCATTGTTTTCCGTTGCTTTTTTCTCTCATCTTTAAGGCTCCGTTTTTATTTTTTATCTTCTTTTAAGGCGATTTGATTTAACTTTGTTTTTGTAACATTCTTCAATATGTTTCTTGCCGTATTTTTCATAAACATATTTGACGGCTTGAACCGATTTGTTTAAGGCTTCGATGCAGATAACTCGGCGTTGCTCATACATCCATTCGGGAAAATCGGGAACCCCTTTTTCTTTGCGTTGTTTTAAAATTTTTTTCAAAAATTCTTCGTAGCATTCATTTTTTAAAAATTCGATTTTGCTTTGAAAAGATTCTTCCTTACGGATTCGACAATTCTCAATAAAATTTAGAATGTTTTTAGTAAGCGATTTTTTTCTTGCCCTGTTGGTTGGGAAATTTAACACATTTTGCATTTTGCTTCTCCTTTTCTTGTTGTTGAGCGGCTTCTGCTAAAATCACAAGAAAACGCCCGAATAGTAAATCTCTCTCTTGGTCGGAGTATTCTTTGTCGTCAAATTGAATAATTACGCCAATGTCCTTTTTAGCCAATTTGACAGCCCTCAAAATCGTTAAGGTTTAAACCTAAAAATTTGCACACTGCCAAAAATTCGCCAACTTGGAATTTTCTTTTTCCATTCATACATTGGGAAAATTTCACTTGTTCAAGACCTAATTTTTCGCAAACGAATTTATACTGCAGACCTCGTTCTTTAATGATGTCTTTAATTCGATTTTCGTAAGTTGTGTTTTGCGACATAATTTATCCTCTTTCTATTCTCAATTTGATTGTTAAATCTAAATTAAATTTAGATTACGCAATCAAATTTATAATGCAATTTAATTTTTGTCAAGTGTTTTTCTTAAATTTAATTTAGAAAATATTGATTTAATTTTCGTAATGCATTATCATAAGGCAATAGGAGGCACAAAAATGAAAAATTTAAAAAACGGATATGCTTCGGAGAGTATTAAGAAAAATGTCGCCGAAGCGATTGAAGAAATCCTTCCAACCAAGTTGAGAAGTTTTAGAAAAAAATCGGGATTAACGACAAACGATGTCGGCGAAATGTTAAAGAAAACCCCTTCAACCGTTACAATGTGGGAAACGGGAAAATCCCTTCCCGATGTGGAAACTCTTTTTAATTTGTGTAACATTTATAAAATCGCCGATATTAACGATTTTTTCGACACGGGGGTTTCTCCCGACATTAAATCTTTGGCACGCTCGGAACAAGAATTGATTATGTTATGGCGAAAATCTCCAACAACCGTAAGAGCCGCTATAAAAACATTATTGAAAGAATGTAATAAATAGGAGGTTTTATGAAAACATTTCTTGTTTTTATTTTGTGTTCTTTTATTTTTATAATTTCGGCATGCCTTTCAAACGGTCAAGATTTCTTTATGATTATTGGAATTTCTTCAATATTGGCATTTCCTGTTTATCTCTCTCGCCCATTATTCAAAAAAGCGATTAAACAAATAAAACAAAATCAAATCTTGGAAGCCTTGGCGAATGAAGAAGAAAACTCCTTGGACGAAATCCGAAAGAAAAATCAAGAAAAAAAATATAAAAATTACAATTATTCTCACGAAAAACCGAAACAACAAAAAGAAATAGAGCAACAAGACAATTCTTTGAAAACGAAAGAATATCGAAAAAATCATCAAAACGAATTTATATCTCAATTAAAAATGAATTTTTATGATGAATTTGAGGAAGAACCGAATTTCGAAAAACAAAAACATTGTATTTTTGCCGAAAACGAAGAAGATTTCGGATTCGAAAACGATTATCACGCAGACGAAAAAGAACACCAAGGGGAACGAGAATATTTCTTGTTGAATAATGAATGGTGCTTTTTTGATTTCGACGATAATACAAAAAAATACACTTTAACGAGTTGTAAAAATAAAATTTTTTATAATGATTGTTATATCGATACAATCTCCCAAAAAACAAAAAAAATATTGAATTTCTTCAAGCAAAACCCAACAAGAATAATGTTTTACGAAGCAGATTTGAAAAACCAAGAGAAAATTTTAAAAACGGGAAACCGAATCGCATGCATAAATTGTGAATATACATATTTTTCGGATAATAAAAAATGCCCGAATTGTGGATATTTGACAAAAGATACATTAGAGGAATAACGATGTCAAACAACGCAGTTTTATATACAAGAGTTTCGTCCGATGAACAAAAGAAAAGCGGCTTTTCTTTGGATTACCAAGAAAAACAAGGGCGAGATTATGCGAACAAAAATAATTTGAATATTGTAAAAGTTTTTTCGGAATCATTCACGGCGAAGAAACCGGGTCGCCCTGCTTTTAATGAAATGATGATGTTTGTTCGAAAAAACAAAGTTGAACATCTTATTTTTTTAAAATCCGATCGGGCTTCAAGAAACGGAGTTGATTCGGCGGCTTTGGTATATATGGCAGAACGAGATGTTTACAATATTCATTTAATACAAGACAATCTTTGTTTAAATCGCCGTTCTCGTCCAACGGATTTTCTCGTTTTTGAAATGAACAATATCATCGCCAATTTTTATCCCCGAAATCTTTCGGTCGATGTAACAACAAAACTTCTCGAAAAAGCCGAGCAGGGTTATTATCCCGAACGCCCTCCCGTTGGTTATATGAGAAAACCAAACGAGAAAAAGGCTTATTTACAAATAAACCCCGAAAAGGCTTATTTTATAAAAAGGATCTTTGAATTATATTCAACGGGAAAATATTCTTATAAAGACTTGGCGAAAATTCTTCGAGAAGAAGGCTTTATGATTTCGCCTGCAGTTAAATGTGGAAAATCAAACATCGAAGATATTTTAAACAATCCGATTTATATTGGGGATTTCGTGTTTAAAGGAAAAAGATATTTCAACGCTCAACACGAGCCAATTATTTCTCGTGAATTATATTCAATTTGTCAAAATATAATAAAAAGCCGTGCTTCGGGAAAATCCTCAAAGCACGACTTCGTGTTTTCAAATTTATTAAGATGTTCAAAGTGTGGATGTTATCTCGTCGGGGAAATAAAAAAAGGGAAATATATTTATTACCATTGTACGGGCAATAAAGGGGGAAGTTGTAAATCAAAAAGTTATATTCGAGAAGAAAAAATCGAAAAAGCGATTCTCGATGTTTTTGAAAAACTTCATCTTTCAGAAAGCATGCTCGATATAACAAAAAACGCTTTTGTTTCAGAAATTAAAAAACAAAACGCTTTTATTGAAGAAAAATTAGTTTCTTTGGATAACGAAATCAATAAAAATAAAGAACGCTTGGAAAAATTATTCAACTTGTATTTAGACGGGAAGGTTGATGAAAAATTATACGAGAAAAAAACGGCTCAATTAGAATCAGCCTTGGACGAATTTATTGTTCAACGAGGAATTTACACAAAATCAACCGTTGAAATTTTGAAATATAGCGAAAGTTTGTTCGAACTCTTCAAAATGTCCGCCACGCTTTACTCTCGGTTAAATAATGAGAAAAAACGAGAATTATTAAAATTGTTGTGTTCGAACTTTTCTTATGACGGCGAAAATGTAATTATAACAATAAAAAAAGCGTTTGAACCAATCGTTCAAATCGCTAATTTAGAAAAAATGGAGGCTAGGAGATTCGAACTCCTGACCCCCTGCGTGCAAAGCAGGTGCTCTACCAGCTGAGCTAAGCCCCCATCCTTTCGATGGTGCAGTCGAAAATAAATCTCGGCTACATTTCTTATTCTAC